CTTTACCCACTCACCAGGAACATTGATGTATGTTTTACCATCACGTTCTTCGGTAATGCCTACACGATCTGGGGCATTATATACAGTTTGTAGTTTACCAAATACTGATGGATCGTTTACTACGATACGACTCCACTTTTCAGCCACATCTGTGAATGCACCAAAGAATGGGAATGCATAACGCATTGTATACGCAGCATCTACACGCTCAGATGTATCATAAAGAGAGCGACGTAGTTCTGCTCTAGCCCATTGGCGTGCATTTGACTCTAGTTTTCGGATATATTCTGGTGGTATCGCATCGCCAGGATAGGTATCAATAGCATTTCTAATCGTCGAATCCATACGTCTGCGGTATAAGTCAACAAAGAGTGGGTGACGGACAAGGCTAGACTCTGGAATTTCTCCAAAGTTCTTATAAAATTTATCTCTAATAGAGGATAACATTCTTACGGCTGGATGAGAACCATTAGCCGCACCAACCTGAGCAGCATTAACTGCTGGATAGTTTAATGTATCTGTACCAAATGCTTTTTGAATATCATCTGATGTAATCTTGCGACCCTTAGCAATTTCCTTTAATCCAGTTGCAAAGGCTGGGAACAACTCATCAATGTTATCCATATTGGCTTCAACAATTGAACGAGCATCTCTACCCATACCAAGAACCTTTAGTATATCACGGCCTTCTTTGGTCTGTAGTAAGAAGTATTCGGCTTCGTCAATAACTTGTTCTCTTGGCTTGTTCTGTAAAAGAATCTGTGTGATTTTAGAGTTACGAACTTGGCGATTGATTACTCTTTCGTAAGCCTGAGCCCAGTTAGGATCATCACCTTTAATAACTACGAAATCTCCAGTAGTTTCAAAAACATTGTTTAATTTATTTCTACTGCTTGACAAATGAGCGTCAACAATCCTTGCAGATTCAGAGATAAATCTATTTTTAATAAATTCAGCACGTTCAGGTGTTGCACCTAGCGCATCTTCATATGTTATGCCATCTACTTCACGTAGACCTAGGCCAAACTTATCCTGCACTTTAATAGTTCCATCTAGCATACCATCAATTTCTTTAATTTGAGAGGCAACTAAGTCAGGATCATCGGCAATATCACGCATAGCATCTAGTTCGTCACGGTATGTCTGTAATTTTACATCATCAGACCAGCGATAAATGTCATCTAGTGACGCACCAGAAAATCTGTTTGTAATTAACTTGCGACTAGATTCTTTTAAGCCAGCAACAATAGCCAAAGGGCCAGTTGTGGTAAGGATACGCATAATACCCTCTGATACGTTACGTACAGGGTAACCAATACGAGCAAGAACCTCAAATTTAATTAATGAATCAAGACCATCAATAAGATCTGTTGCTCCACCTCTGGTTTTGTAGTAAATACCAGCCGCATCTGAACGACGTGCTCTAGTTAAGCGAGTTAAAGCATTATACATTGTGTCAATATCAAGAACTGGTAACTGTTTTACTAGTTGAGTTTCATTTAATGGTAGTGGAATAATATATTTTAAGTCTTCTGACCCAAGAATAGGGGTTGCTTTAGAACCTACTGGTACAACTCGACCATCTGGTAGAGTTTTTGTAGCACCAGTGTATGCTCTTTCACGAATAATGTTGTGCGCTTTAGCACGCCCACCTGAGAATAGAGACCAAGCCTGGCGAATATCGCTTTCATCAAATCCGAATTGTTTAGCAACTGTATCAAACAGTTCTTGTTCAATTACTTGAAAAGCATTTGCACGTTCTGCTGCATTTGTAGCGGCAGCATATTCGTTAAACAAAGCAGTCTTGCGTTCAATTGTAAATGAAGACTTCTTTAGATCATCTTCAAGACCCTTGATCTTACTCTTAAGTATTTTTACTTCTGTCGGCGCAATAGTCTGTGTATTAAGTTTATTTTTTAAAGAGTTAATTTCTGTTATGTATGACTTCTCTTGTTTATCCGCTACACCACGTACGCGACTTAGTAGATTATCTACAGTTTGAACTGATTGATTGTCTGTAAAGTCAATCCAACCTCTAGGGCGTTTATAGAAAAATCCAGTTAGAACACGAACTGGGGCACCTGCAGCGCCAGCACGAAGGTCAATAAACTTTTGACTTCCAGAGACAGCATTACGAATACCAGATACTTTATCAAATTGTGGTATTCTTGTAGGATCTAAGATAGCCTCAGCATTTAATTTTTGAGTTAATTCAGTCAGTTCATCTTGATATAAAAGTATATTCTCTGTGGCTTTTTCTAAATCAGTTCCTTTATTAACTAAATCAAATGTAAGTTGTCCACTTGCTTTATCTAATCCAGCACCTAGATACTTAGCACCAGTAACTTCGTCCTGTAAGTTACCAATTTTAACAGCAAGGGTACGGTTAGTTGATAGCAATCTAGTTGCAGCATCGGCGTCGCCCATTGCCATTTTAATGATATCCGCCTTGGCTGTATGACGAAGTGCTATATCTTCAATTTTATTTGCATCTGCAAGTATATCCGCAAAGGATGCAGGATTTGCAGACTCTCTAATAGCCTTGACTCTAAACAACTCAATGGCATCCATACCATCTGTTTTTTCAATAAAGTCATTAAAGGTTGCTTTTACTTTATTGGCTCTGACTCCAACTTTTTCTCCAGCAAGAATAGCATTTAACTCTTTAACACCTTTAACAGTGTAGTTTAAAGCCTTATATCCTTTGACTAGTTTACCACCAATAATGGTAGGGTCAAGAACGAATCTAGATACTACATCCGTTCCGAATGAAGTAAAGCGTCCAACATTTTGCTCACGGAATGCTTCTTCGCTTTGCTTCTTATTAAAGATATCAAAGTCATTAGCAGCAAATAATACGTGCTCTTGCAAGAACTTGTCAGCGCCAGATAGTTTACCAAAACTTACGGTCTTTGCTATACCGCTAAAGATTCCCTCTAATTCATCTAGGGGTCTACCTACAGTAGTTCTCATAATAGAACGGCCAGCAGATATATCTCTAGATTTATCCCAGGCTTCTTTAACCTTATCTATTGAAAATTCATCTTTCCATATAGGATTATTTTTTTCAGGCAATGTCAAACCAAAAGATACTGTTTGAGTTGTAAAGTTATAGGCTTTTTCTATTCCTATAAATGCTCTCTGCCACCAAGTTTTATCTTCACCTGTAACTGGAGTCTTATATTGATTAAACTGATTGTTAGCCTCTGCTCTATTTGTTGCAGGGATATATCGTCCCATATCCAGTGCTAGAGATTTGGAAGAGTCAATATTCCATCCAGCATAATAATTATTAAATGCACCCATAGTATCAAAGGCAGAAGGATTATTAGATTTCTGTTTATCTTGATACGCTTTTTGTGCGGCTTCTCTTTCGCTCATAGGAGATTAGCCCTTAGAATTCTCACATAATTACGGAATGCTTGTGAAGAATTTGGGCTTTGTGCTGCTGACTCCAAGGCTGGTAAGTAAGATAATAGTCTTTGTTTCTCAACATCATTATCTTGTTCTTTTGGTAACATTAGCGCTTCTGCACCAGCACCAGCACCCATTACTGCTCCATCGGTAACTGGAACATTAGGCATTGTTGATGGTTCAGAAAATGGTGTTGCTTGAGGAATTGAATCTATAGGATTCATTAACGGCGCAGTAGGAGTCCCAGCCATAGGCGCAGCCTGTTGTTGTTGCATTGTTGCTTTACCTTGTCCGTAACCCATACCTGAATAATATTTTGCTGCCTGTGTTCCAGACTGTCCATTGCCGCCAGTTGCTGAAACATTGGTTGGGCTGTACTGTGGTCCGCCATTAGCGCCACCGCTTCTTCCTTTAACTCCAGCCATTGTTCCTCCTACTTAATTTTTCTAGGTTGTTCTTTTGATATGTATGGTCCTGCTGTAAATGCTGTAAGTTTAGATGCAATCTCCATTGCTTCAAAAGCATCTGCTCCTGCGTATATAGCACCTAATGCGTATGTTGCTCCAGAGCCTGCAGCGTATACTCCATCTGCAGATTTACTTATTGATAGTTCTTGGTCAACATCAAAAATTTCTCCACCAACAGCCATTATAAACTGGAAACGAGAATCTTTACTATCTTCTTCAAAGTTATAACCATTCTCTGTCATACACTTGCGTAGAGATGGCATTGCCTTTACAATCATAAAATGATAAAGGTCTTCCCTATCCTGCTTAGTAGGGGTTGGTGGTTCCCAAATATGTTGTGCTATGTCACAAGGTAGTGTTTCACCAGAACCTGCAATTAGAAACATACCATTATCTGAAATCTTTTTTACTTCAGGGTGTGTATAAATTCTGCCATCAGCATCAGTAGTCTGGCTATCGGCAACTATAAAACAGCGGTCTTTGTGTTCTAATCCAATAATTGTTGTCATTGTCCCCTACTTAATTATCGGCGTCGAATAGTTCTTACGCTTGCGTTTGACCCACCTGCAGATGTTAGACTAGATAATAAACTTTGTATATCTGGAACTTCTTGCGGTTGTGTTTCGATTGGAGATTGACCTCCTACTGGAGGCGTGGGAGCAGGGGACGGTTGCTCAACCTGAGGCGCTACTCCAGCAGGAGGAACTTGTTGTTTAGGCGCAAAGACTTCTTCTATTGCGTCTTCAATTGTTTGTCCCTTTTGTCTTGATTTAATAACGCTAGCAATCTTTCCAACAATGTCAGTTGGATCTTGTCCATTAGCAGCCATTTGTGGTATCGCCTGTGTGTATGCCTGAAGCGAGGAAACAAGCGCATTACGCATATCTTCAACTTCAATTTTCTCTTGCTCTTGAGTTACATTAACATTAAATGGTAACTCTCTCATCGCCATATCTTTGGAGATTAACTTACCTCCAAGGGCCTGTAACATAAAGATTAATCCTTGTGCTGGATTTAGACCAGCAAGCATTCCATAGCGGACATCTGCTGAGTAATCGCCTTTAATATCTTTGCTGGGTTTGTACTCTAGCGCATATGGTGAACCAGCATCTACACCGCGAATTGTTTTAACTTCATCAAATACTGACTCATCTATTTCAAAACAAATTCCAATTACATCTCTTAGTGCTGCAGCGAATATTGCTTGGGCTGATTTAACTTGGGTATCAAAGGCACCCATAAGGGCCTGTACACCTTGACCAGTAACAACAGAAGCGTTAACGTTACCAGTTCTGCTTTCTGGGTATCTGGCACCAACTCTTAATTCTTGATTAAGTAAAGTCTGTTCTGTGAATGCACCTTGTGGTAGAGTAAGTTCTACACGCCTTACACCTGCTGGATTATTAGTTCTAATAACAGCATCTCCACCAAGTTGAAGTTCTTGAACATCACTTGGTAGTACGATAGGTGACTGAACAGATTTCTCTGCAGCCTCCATAGCCAGCATAGCAAAGCGGTTGCGTAGTAATTGAATTCCAATTACATCATCAAACTGTCCACGCATCTCACTATCAACAGTTGGACGCTTGGCAATAATTACCATCATTTTTCCTATTGGATTATTTGCCTTAGATAAGATTAGGTTATCTCTGCTTGGGATATAGACCACAGATTGGTCTTTATCATAGTAA